AGCCTTGATAAGTACTGCAGGGAGGACTGACTCACTGTCGATACCCCTTGCTTCCGCATAATGTTTTGCTTCGATTTGAGCCTCTTTTGTCCAACCGCTGAGGTCAATACTATTACCCGCTCCTGGGGCCTTACATTCGATAACCCCAATTGAACCAAGGAAGTCTTTGCGGACAACAACGTCTCCCTCATCTTTTGCACCTGTTCGAGCAAGTCGTTCACTATCGTATCCATTTGCTCTAAACCAGTCGCGGATGTCGGTTTCATACGTCGCACCTCTAGCCTTGTGACTTTTCCTTGTTGTCATCGTTATCCTCAAAGTTAGGTAGTTCTAGGTTTTCGATTGAACTGCGTAATGACTCTTCAAACTTAGATGTGATTGCATCTGCTGCATCTTGCCACCCCTGTACGTATGCTTCTTGCTTCATAATCTTTAATGTTTTTTCCATTAACATAACCTCTCCTAAACATTCTCTGGTATATCATCGATGTACATATATTCTGGATTGAACGCAAGCCATGTCATGAGTGTTCCGTTTGCATCTGCTCTTCCATAGCGATTCTTGACTGATGCAACGCCCATTGATGTGCCAACAGTTCCAAGTGTACATATAAGCGCAGGGAGTTGAGAGACTTTTCCTTGAATAGCACTTCGCGGTTGACAAGGATTTCCTGGAACTGCTTCCGAAGTGTGATGTAATACGACAATCGCTGCATTAGTTGCTCTCGCAAGGTACTTCAACTCCTTCATAATGGCTCGCATAGATGCGAACTCTTCGCCACCATCGGTGGCTACATCCATGAGGTTGTCCAAGATAATGAGTGATGGGCTACATCCCCATAACTCCTCAAAGGCTTGGACTTCCTCATCGATATCTTCTAACGTTGGTGAGGATTCGAACGACCAGATTATATGACTTCCTTTTTGGAGGACTGCTTTCGTCCAACCAACATCAGTATTAAGTTTCTGTTCTACATCTGACTGACTCTTCCCCGAAATCATAGATGCTAAACGCATAGCCATCGTGTGTGCATTGGTATCTGCTGAGATGTACAATGTTGGCACGTTGGTCTTGAGTGCAAGTGCTAGAGCAAGAGTAGATTTTCCTGCTCCTGGAGCACCTGCAAACATAGAAACTTCTGAACGACGTATAATAATCTTGTTCTGTTCAAATGCTCTAAATGAACTAGGAAGGGGTTCCCCTCCAATTGAGGCACGTCCTACTGAGCGTACTAGTGTTCTCATTTGTTCCCCTCCTAGTTAATTTAAAATGGAAATTGTTCTGGTACTAGTTGACTGGCTTGCATTGGTCCGCGCCCTGAGGCATCGGACAGACCCACATCGCGTATGGATTCCCCGTCTTGCTGGAGATTCCCGACTTGTACTTGCGAGGTCCGTGTTGGCATGTTGGTCCACCCTGTACTGGGGTTGCTGGAGCCATAGCGGACGGAGCCTGCGCCTGGGGTGGAGCGAAGTTCGTGGATTGCCCTGTGCCTACTGTTGTAGGCGCTGTCCCCAAAGGGGCTACGTTGTATGCACCAACTACCAAACGCTGAACTGCAGCAATCTGAGTTGAATAGTCGCCAACACCTTCGAGTAGAACACTTAGTTCATCGCTGGTATTGGCACGGATGTTAATCATATCCCCTGATGGGGTCTTATATGATACTTGTAACTTCCAGTCTTCGGCCATTTATTTATCCTTCTTAATAGAGAATTGGCAGTACTCGGTAAGCCCGCACATGTACTGACAACTGTTTGTGTTGGGCAAGAATAACGCAGCCTTACGGGCTTTGTCAAATGTTTCTATGAGGTATTCCATCTTCTCGTAGGTGTACTCGGATAGGTCCACCATCTCGGAGATGTTATTCCCACGTGACATGTAGTATGTTCCCCACTTGACCTCAATACCAAAGGTCTGTTCTAGACCCAGTTTGTAGAAGGCAAGTTGAAGGTTGCTGGTTGGTGTGTTCTGAGATGTCTTTAAGTCGACAATTACAAGTTCACCGTTGACTTCAAACACTCGGTCGATAATCATCTTGACCTGCACATCCTTGACTACAGGAGTCAGGGCAAGTTCGATTGCTCGGTTGCCGTCTGGCGCTGTCCAGATATTCCATGTTGGGTTAGTCTTACGCCATGCGATGTAAGCCTCAACCCACTTAGGTCCTTGGTTTTGCCAGAAGTTGATATCTTCCTTGTTAGGGTTTGCTTTAGTGGCACGACCACCAACACGTGCATTGGTTAGGTCAGTGTCACCTTTAGACTCAAGCCAGGCTTGGTCCCATAGTTGTTGTACGCTCATGCGTTCTCCTTGTCGTAGTTTTCACACGCTAGGTGGAACGCTGACCCGCCAACAGACCAGACGGATGGGGCTTCCTGCTTGTTGAGCAGTCTGCCCAGGTAGTATTGATACCCACACGTGAGGTAGGTAGTGAACGCAGAGTACGATATGTGCTCTGGTAGAGTATATTCTTCTAGTTTGATTGACATAATTACAGTATAAGACTACAGTTGGGTATTTGTCAATTGTTTAAATAGTTGACATTTGAAAAATCATGTGTATACTTAGTTATGTAAGTAATTATATAAAGGCCTTCGGCCTTATATATATAATATATATTATAGTAAGGGGAGAACTGTGTCAAACTTTTTAGAAGTAGCGTTGGCTTCGCTAACTGGTATCACTGTATTCTATGTTTTAGAAGCAATCTATTACGAAATAAAGGCTCGTATCAATGGAAAACGATACGAACAATTCTTGGAATATCTTGAAGAGGAATACCAAGACTAACCTGTAGAAACGACAAAAGACCCCCTCGCCCTAGTATAATCACTAAGGTAAGGGGGTTTCTTGTCTCTATAGCCCTGCTAGGGGCCTTAAATGGTTACTCTGAACCTTTGCCGTAGGCAGACTCTTTAGGGTCTAATGCCTTTAGGATGGGTGCTGCAATGGATGCAAGGAATGCTGAACCTAATGCTTTAGGGTCTGTAATTCCTGCAAGATACATTGCTAGCACTGATGCGATAGCAGCGCGTAGGTACGTGCCTGCGATTGCAACTAGTTTCTCTGTGTTCATAAGTCCTCCTTAGGACGTAGGATTTGACGTATGGACTTTGCAACAAGTGCAAACTGCAGTCTTATACGTTTTTTTACTTGGCGATGGTATTAGTACCGCCTTCACCTGATTGATTACCTTAGGCTGATTAAGCCACCAGAACCAGGGTGAAGTATCATTGCCCATCCCCTCATTGATTGACACATGAAGATGTTTATTGTGCTTATTAGAGCCAGTGTATTCACGGTCTCCTTCTTTTGCACGTTCTGCTGACCAAATCTTTCCCTTGAAAATCAGGTACTTAACTCGCTTGTCTTCCTTTAGTTTCTGGAAGATGTCAGCGCAGTCGATGCCACGCTTAGGGTCGTGTGTTAAATCTACAGCATAACCTGTGTTATGGTCTGAATCAGGATTCTGTGCTTGATGCAATTTCGACGGAAGAAGTCCATCGCTGACTTTCAAACGAGAAGGACATATCGCCGTGGCCTGTCGTAGGACAGCAATAGCGGCAGGTGTGGCTTTCTTGACAACAGTCTTCATTCATTTCTCCCCTTGTGTAACATCATTTGGTATAGGATTTCTACTTTTTCTTCTAGTCGAATGACTGAATCTTTAACACTTGAACCACCATTAGGCTTGAGTTCATTGAGATAGTGCTTGACTAGCCATTTAATGGCACCAAGGAAGCCACCTATAATTGTTAATACTGCAACGGCTACCGTTGCGTAGTCTTGTGCTTGCATTAGACTGTCCTAATCGTGATATCAATAACACCACCATAGCCCGTGAAGCCACGGTCTGGGGGTGTGAGGCGGGTAAATGAGATTTGTTCAATGACAGCCTGACGTGACTCACCTGTGGTTAAGTCCTGCCAAGTTACAACGTCACCGTTTTCTTCGACGGATTCTAGTTGTGCGATTCTATCGAAGGCTCTGCCTTCGTAACCAACTTGCACGTTGTATCGGTCTGTCTCCACGTCATAACAATAGACGGGAAATCTCATTACTCGCTGACGAGGCGTAGCGATAGTCGCTTTAGCCTGGTAGCCCTTCATGATTGGTCCCTTAGTAGCATCAGTACCGTCACGGTACATGATAAACTTATAAGCCAGGTATTCCTGTGCTTCTTGTGGGTTAGATGTAGTTACTTCTACTGGTGGTACTGAGGAATCATAAGATATAATATCATACTCAGTCCCATCTGCGGTAACTGTTTCCAGTGTCATTGAGCCGTAAGTAAATTCACCACGGGCAACGAGACGTTTAAAGTTCTTTGGTTCTAGTGTATTATATCTAATGTAGCCAGTCTGCAAGTATCCAGTTGTCATTAAGTCAGCATCATCTTCAATGTATACTGAACCAGGAGTTGCTGCTATAGCGGTAGAAGATGTTACTGCAGTTGATGTAACGGTTGAAGTAACTGCGCTGGTATAAGTAAATGTTGAAGTAGTTGCACTGGATACTGTCCATGCACCAGTGCTTGAGTTGAAGTTAGAGTCAACGCCTTCTACCCATACTGAACTACCAGCGGTCAGGCCATGTGCAGATGCAGTTGTAAGTGTTGCCACACCTGATGTCATAGCCTTGTTGGTGATTGTTCCACCCACTGTTAGGGCGGTAGAGGAGAATACTAATTGGTTAGTCTCACCTGCAAATGCACAGGCAGTAGTTACTCGACCAGAGATGCCACCGTAATATATATCGTTTGCGTAAGCAAATCGAAGTGGTGATACCTCAGTACTTAAATCAATACGGATAACACCAGGTTCCCCAGATACACCAGTAGCACACCACACATAGTGGTCACGTGCAGCAAAGTCATAGACTGGCTGAGATGTCTCTATAATCAATGGGCCATAACTAACTGAACCGTCTTGGTCGGAGACAGTTGCAACTCTAATACCCTTGTTGGTTCCGATAACCATATAGCCTAGGTAGTAATAGATTCTATGAATGATTTCACCTACTGGCATTTCTGCTGCAGTGATTCCACTTGTAAGTGTTGGCATAACACCAGCAGTACTTAGTGTAAATTTAAGAATAGATGATTGGATTCCGCTGTAACCTGTTACGTAAATGGCTGGGCCAGAAGCGGTAATGCTTGTAAATACAATATCAGCATCGCTGTGTGTATATACAGGAGATGGAAGAGTAGATGCTGATGTTGGTATTTCATATATCTTATTGTTAATACACATGACAATACGGTCTTTAACATATTCCATTACTGCATTAGTCACAGTAATACCATTATCGCTAATCATAAGGGTATCACCAGTGCCAGAAACTCCAGTTAGCAATTTCTTATATATGCGTAATCTTGGAGTTCCAGTATTTAAAACATTAGTAATCCAATAAGCATAGGTTCCATCATCACATATAGCATGGACTGGATAATCTGTTCCAGCAGCATAATCAATAAAGTGAGTAACGGTTCCATCTGTAGTAATCTTATCAACATCGTAGTGGTCTCTAAGCAAAACGCCGTCATTACCGCTCCACTGAATTGAACGAAGATGTTGACCAGGTTGACCATTAGAACTTACACTACCAGTAGTAACATGACTTGTATTAGGATTTCTGAGAAGAGTTACTTCTCCCTGGTTCCAAACATTTACACCCTTGCTATCAGCAAAGCGATAGTGGTCAGGTGAATTAGATGTGGAGTTTGCTGGGTCGTAGAATGTTATGCCGTCTCCACCATGGAAGGATTGCTGACTGCGAATCCACCAACCAGTAAGTGATTGCTCACCTGGTTCTGTTTGGTTATCAAACTGTTCCTTCTTGAAAGGTGCAGTCTGTCGGATATAAGGACGTGCATCACTAATTGCATAGATAAACGGCATGCCACCTACTGCGACATCATATGCCACATCAGTGTTTTGCCAGATAGCAGATGTAGCAACTACACCAACATCAACAGCAATGGCTCGCGTTGCACGACCTTCGGTAATATCACGACCAGCCACGTAGACTCCTTAGTCTTGTTGTTGTTTTTCTTTTGACTTTTGTTTAATCATATCTAGTGTCCAGTACATATCATAGTACCCAACATCTAGTGAGAATCTTTTAATGTGCTTTACTAATGCACCAGTGTGTGCGTATAGCGGGATACCCGCTTCTTGCATTCTACGGAAGAAGACAATGTCTTCACCCACATACTTATCACCAACATGTTCTAGTTCT